CATCTTATGAATACGTCATTCAGAGCTACGACACCGCGTTTAGCAAAAAAGAGACTGCCGACTACTCGGCCATAACCACATGGGCGATATTTCAGTCGCCAGATGACAATGTTCAAGCAATTATATTGCTAGACGCCAAACGAGTCAGGTTGGATTTTCCTGAGCTGAAGCGACTGGCTTACGAAGAGTACAAGTATTGGGAGCCAGACTGCATTTTGATCGAGGCCAAAGCCAGTGGTACGCCACTGACTCAAGAGCTTCGGCGCATGGGCATCCCAGTGACGGCCTATACACCATCGAGAGGCCAAGATAAGATTGCCCGAATGAACAGCGTTGCGCCGATCTTTGAGTCGGGCATGGTTTGGGCACCAGATGAAAGCTTTGCCGATGAGGTGATTGAAGAAATGGCGAGCTTTCCGTTTGGCGATAACGACGATTACTGTGACTCGGCAACGATGGCGTTGATGCGGTTCCGTCAAGGCGGCTTTTTGAGCTTGCAAGACGATTACCCTGAAGAGGCTGAGTTTTTAAGGCGTGACAGACAGGTATATTACTAATGGCGATTGAAAAACAAGGCTTGGGCACAGAGAACGATCCTGACGTGATGCCGATGGGTAGCGCGATGGAAATCGAGCCTGAGATGACTCGCAACGATGAGATCCGCAACGCAGCCGAGATATTGGTGCGGGAAGAAGAGATACTGATTGATGACGAGATCGACGCTGTTGAGGAGCAGATAGACACCGACTTCAACGCGAACTTGGTTGATTTCATCTCAGACAGTGATTTATCCAAGCTGGCGAGCGATGTTATTGGTTCGATCAAATCAGACAAAGAAAGCCGTAGCGAGTGGGAAAAGACGTACACCGATGGTTTGAAGTATCTGGGCATGAAGTTCGATGAGTCTCGCAGCCAGCCCTTTGAAGGCTCAAGCGGCGTTATTCACCCAATCTTGGCGGAATCGGTTACGCAGTTTCAGGCGCAGGCGTACAAAGAGCTGCTACCCGCCAAGGGGCCGGTCAAGACCGAAATCGTGGGTGTACGCAGCCCAGAGGTCGAAATGCAGGCTGGTCGCGTCCAAGACTTCATGAATTATTACATCATGAACATCATGGAAGAGTACGACCCAGAGCTGGATATGCTCCTGTTCTATCTGCCGCTCGCAGGCTCGGCTTTCAAGAAAGTGTACTTCGACACTGGCACAAGCCGTGCAATGAGCAAGTTCATCGAGCCTCAAGATCTTATTGTGCCTTACGAGGCCACCGATCTGTTCAGCGCAGAGCGTGTGACGCACGTTCTCAACATGAGCCGTAACGAGATCAAAAAGCAGCAGATCAACGGGTTTTATGCCGATGTCGAGTTGAAGGGCGGTTCTATGACCGTCAGCCGAAGCGACATTGACGAGCAGATTGACGAGATCGAGGGCATGGAGCCTTCGTATCAAGAAGACCGTGATCACGTCGTTTTTGAGACGCACACCATACTTGATATACCCGGCTTTGAGGACGTAGGAGAGGATGGCGAGCCTACAGGCTTGAAGCTGCCGTACATCGTCACGATAGACGAAGGAAGCCAAAAAGTTTTGTCGATCAGACGCAACTACATCGAGACTGACCCGCGCAAGGCTAAGATCAACTTCTTCGTGCAGTATAAGTTTTTACCGGGACTCGGTTTTTATGGTCTAGGGCTAAGCCACATGATCGGTGGCATTTCCAAGTCGGCCACGTCGATTCTGCGCCAGCTCATTGATGCAGGCACTTTGGCGAACCTGCCAGCAGGCTTCAAGGCTCGCGGTATGCGTATTCGTGACGAGGACAGCCCATTACAACCGGGCGAGTTCCGCGACATCGACACCACTGGTGCTTCGTTACGCGAAAACTTGATACCGCTGCCCATCAAAGAACCTAGCAACGTGCTCATGCAGCTCTTAGGGCTGCTTGTAGAGTCTGGTAAGCGGTTTGCGTCAATAGCCGACATGAATGTCGGTGATATGAATCAAGCCATGCCAGTGGGCACTACAGTGGCTCTGCTGGAGCGTGGCACCAAGGTCATGAGCGCGATTCACAAGCGCCTGCACTACAGCCAGAAGCTGGAATTTCAGCTTCTTGCCAAAGTATTTGCCGAGTATCTGCCACCCAGCTATCCGTATGTCTCGCGCAACGGCCCACAAGAGATCATGGGTCAGGATTTTGATGGCCGAGTTGATGTCATCCCTGTATCAGATCCCAATATCTTCAGCCAATCACAGCGCATCACAATGGCTCAAGAGCTGCTAACGATGGTGCAATCTAACCCTGAGCTACACGGGCCACAGGGCATCTATGAGGCGTACAGGCGCATGTACTCGGCTCTCGGCGTTGATGATGTGGACAGCCTCATACAGCCGCCCCCACCGCCACCACAGCCAATGCCGGTTGATGCAGGCATAGAAAATAGTGGCTTCTTGATGGGGCAACCAGCGCAAGCGTTTGAGCCACAGAACCATCAGGCTCACATCGATGCTCACAGATCGTTGTTTTTGACCGACGTGGTTAAGCAGAACCCGCCGCTTCAGGGCATGGTCATTGGACACATGATGCAGCACTTGCAGTTCATGGCTGGTCAGATGGTTCAAGACCAGATACCGCCAGAGCTGAACCAACAGATGCAAGAAATGCAGGCCGCGCAACAGTCAGGACAGGTGCCCCCCCAGCAGCTTCAACAGATGCAAAGCCAGATTCAGATGCAAATCGAGCAGATATCATCGCCAGTTTTGGCTCAATTGACGCAAGAACTGCTTGAGTCGATTGGTCAGGGCGACGAGACAGATCCTCTGGTTCAGATTAGACAGCAAGAGCTTATGCTGAAAGAAAAGGCCATTGATTCTGAAAACGAGCAGTTTGAGGCCAAGCAACAACAACGTGCTGAAGAGAAGCTGTTGGAGACAGAGATTGCCAAGCAGCGCCTAGGTATCCAGAAGGAAGTTGCGGACGATAAGCTTGATGTGGCACTTCGTCGCCTAGAGCAGCAAGCGGAGCTGAAGCTCCTAGACATGCAAAACAAAAACATGGGAGGCCGATAATGGCTGATTTGATTTCATCAACAAGTTATGTGCGACAGCGAATCGAAGAGCTGCGCGAAAGCAAAAAGCTTGCTAGGCAAGTGGAAATCGCTTTGGCAGAGAAGAAAGCTGAAGATGCTGCTGAGAAGAAAAGAAAGAGCGATGCTCGGATTGCTGCAAAGTTGGCGAGAATCGCTGGCGAAGAACCGCCTGTAATTGAAGAGCCAGCGGTTGAAGCAGTGGTCGCTGAAGAGGTTCAAGAAGAGCTTGTTATCGAGGAAGAGCCTATTATCAAAAAAGCGGCTAAAAAGGCCGCTGTGAAGAAAGAAACTGAAGAAAGCGAGGAAGACTGATGAAAGATATGAGCAGAATCAAGAAGGTTGATTCACCAACCAAAAGCATCAAATCTGGCCCTACATCCCCTGAGCTGATTCGTCGCACGATGGGTGGTGAGATCAAGGTGATCAAGGCGCGTGGTGCCGGTGCTGCAACCCGTGGTTTCGATTTCCATGAGAAAGTTTAGTGGATGACATTGATCTTGGGTCGCGCTTGAAGCGAGTCATGGCTGAGCGGAAGGAATTGATCCGCGAGGTCATGATGGACGGTATGTTAAAAGATATAGAACATTATAAAAGTTTGCAAGGCGAGCTAACTGTTATAAACTTGGTCGAGGAAACCATTAAAGAGTTCTATAAGGAAATCTAAATTGACTACCCCGACCACGGAATCCGCTTACGTCGCAAGCACGGAGCGCGTTCTTGACCCCACCTTGCTTGATAAATCTGCTTTAGAGCGTATGCCAGACCCTACGGGTTGGCGCATGTTGGTGCTGCCTTACAAGGGCAAAGCTCAGTCTGATGGCGGTATTCACCTATTGAAAGAGACTGTAGACCGTGAGGCACTTGCCACGGTTGTGGCATATGTTGTAAAAATGGGGCCACTTTGCTACGGCGACACGGAAAAGTTTGGCGACACGCCTTGGTGCCAAGAAAAGCAATGGGTTCTGATCGGTCGTTACTCTGGCGCTCGATTCAAGTTAGAAGACGGTGGCGAGGTCAGGATCATCAATGATGATGAGGTTATTGGCACAATTCTTAACCCAGATGACATAGTGAGTTTCACATGATTGAGAACCAAAACGCCCAGCAAGTCGAAGAAGAGCAGGTCTCTATTGAGGTCACAGAAGACCCAGTAGAAACCACTGATTCTGGCGACGAGCTTGAGAATTACACCAAATCGGTTTCTAAGCGCATCAACAAGCTGAATGCTAAGCACCGCGAGGCAGAACAGCGAGCGCAGCAGCTTGAGCAGATTGCTTTGCAGAAAGAGGCAGAGCTTCAGCAGTACCGGCAGTATTCGGTTCAGCAGTCAAACCAAGTCTTGGCGAAAGAAGAAGAGGCTTTGGCGTCGAAGGAGTCTCAAATTGATGATGTGTATCGCAAGGCTGTCGAAAGCGGCGATGCAGACCTAATAACGAAAGCAGCAAAGCTCCAGAGCGACATATCTATTCAAAAAGAAAAGCTGCGTGTAGCCAAGGCTCGACAACAGACCGCAGTGCAAGAGCAGGCGTATGTGTCGCAAGGCAATGAGCAGTTTGTGCAGCAGGAACAATACCGGCAGGCCGAGCAAGAGGTTCAGCCTACAGAGGATGCTCTGGAGTGGCATGAACGCAATCCTTGGTATGCTAACAAAGACGATGAAGAGGACATGAAGGCAACCCAATATGCCTATTATGTCCACTACAACCTAGCCAACGAGGGCTATGATGTTGGCTCAGATGAGTATTACGAGGAGTTGGACAGCCGTGTAGGTACGGTTTATCCTCACACGAAATCCGCTAAAAGTGGATCTAAGACCGTTCAAAGTGGAAGCAGACCCGCTGTGCAAAGAGTCGCTTCCGCCTCCCAAGGAGGTCGGTCAAAAACACAAGGCAAAAAGAATGGCGTGAGCTTTTCTAAGTCAGAACTAGAGCGTCTCAGAGGTCTCAAGCCGCACAATATGTCTGAAGAGGCATGGTTGCAGCGAGTAGCCAAAGAGAAGCAAAAAATTGCAGCAAGAGAGGCAAGCTAAAATGGCGGAAACAAAAGCAAGCGCACGTTCATCCCGTGATTCGCAGTCACACGATAATCAGACTCGCAGAAAGCCGTGGCGACCCGTTCGCTCATTGGAGACTCCTACACCACCGCCGGGTTATACCTATCGGTGGATCAGGGAGTCGATGTTGGGACAAGAAGATCGAGCTAATGTCTCGCGTCGAATTAGGGAAGGGTGGGAACTCGTAAGAGGGACTGATCTTCCTGAAGAATGGCGTTCTTTACCGACGATGGACAATGGGCGGCACGAAGGCGTGGTTTACAACGAAGGGTTGCTATTAGCGAAGATCCCTAACGAGACGGTTGAAGAGCGGAGAGCCTATTATCAGGCTAAAAGCAAAGAAGCCACTGATGCGTTGGACAACACCATGTTCAACGAGACCCGTGGCGATAGCCGTTATGTTAAATACGATCCTCAACGCGATAGCAACGTCACATTTGGACGTAGATAGAGGTAATTACAAATGGCGAATAAAGACGCTGCATTTGGAATGAAGCCGGTCAGAATGATCGGTGGCGCACCTTATTCTGGTGGCTCAAGTCGATATCGTATTGCTGCGAACTATGGAACATCCATTTTTCAAGGCGATATGGTCGCTCAAGTCACTGGCGGTACGGTGGAAGTTCACGCTGACGGAGGCACTGTGCCTATCGTTGGCGTATTTAACGGTTGTCAGTACACCGATCCGACTTCGGGCGAGCAGGTGTTCAGCAACTACTACCCTGCAAGCACCAACGCTTCAGACATCATCGCTTTCATCATTGATGATCCGAATGTTGTTTACGAAGTGCAGGCTGATGACACATTCCCAGTCGCTGATCTTTTCGGCAACTTCGATATCGTGTACACCAGTGCTGGCAGCACACAAACTGGCATTTCGGGAGCTGAGCTGGACGTAACCACTGGTGCGACAGCAACGACCCTGCCAATCAAGGCGATTGACATTTCACAAGATCCGAACAACGACGATGTTGCTTCGGCTAACACAAACGTGCTTGTGGTCATTCAAAACTCAATCTTCGGCGTTAAAGGCGCTGGCTTAGCATAGGGAGTTAAATAATGGCTATTTCAAGAGCACAACTAGCTAAAGAGCTAGAGCCGGGTCTGAACTCGCTTTTCGGCATGAGTTACGACTCATATGACCGCGAGTATGAAGAAATCTTTGCCATCGAAGACTCACAGCGAGCCTTTGAAGAAGAGGTTTTGATCACTGGTTTCGGTGGAGCACCGACCAAAACTGAAGGCCAAGGCGTACAATTCGACAACGCTTCTGAGTCTTATACCGCTCGCTACACGCACGACACCGTTGCGTTGGCTTTCGCTTTGACCGACGAAGCCGTAGAGGACAACCTTTACGACTCACTGGGCAAGCGATATGTGAAGGCTTTGGCCCGATCTATGGCTAACACCAAGGAAGTAAAAGGCGCTGACGTATTGAACAATGCGTTTGATACCAACTTCACTGGCGGTGACGGCGTAACATTGATCAACACGGCACACCCTCTAGCGGGTGGCGGCACTGCTTCAAACCGTGCGACATCGATGGCCGACTTGAACGAAACGGCAGTGGAAAGTGCGTAGA